GCACTCCTGTACGCCATTCTCTTGCATCATTTTTAAAACTAATTTGTACTGCTGCATCAGCAGTAGAATCCTCTAATGATAATTTAGTACCTGTTACACTAACTCCTGTACTTGTAGTTTCTAATTTTTTAGAATCGTTATGATATAATGAAACATCTGCACCGCTATCAGCAGTTATATATTTTGCAGTTCCATAATTTAATAATCTAAGATCGTTTGACCTAATTCTTAATTCGTTACCTGTACTGTCTATATAATTATTACTACCATCACTATAAATTTGTAAATCTGTAGATGGTCCAAAAATAGCTTTACTTGAACTTGTAAAAGTAATATCGTCATTTGCACTTACTGCTATATCTGTTCCGCCTGTTGTGTTTCCTATTGCTAATACTTCGCTTAAAGCGTCTGCCAAACCTGCCTGTGCATCTACATACGCAGTCGTTGCAATTTTAGTTGAGTTATCACTTGCACTTTGAGTTGTTGCAATAGCTCCATTTGCTAAAGTAACAACACCACTTGTTGCAGAAATCGTATTGCCATCAATATTTAAATTATCAACTTGTAGATCGCCTGTTACAAGTACGTTGCCTGTTACATCTAATTCTTTTCCACTAGCTGCTGCTCCACCAATACCAACTCCTGCTGTAGATAAATATAGAATACTATTATTACCTGATCCATCAGTTATTTGTTGTGCAGTAGAGCTTAAAACTGTACTACCTGTTGTTTTTAATAAGCCTACATACGTTACTGATATTTGTGTATTTGTTAATGCTGCCATTAGTCTTTAAATATGTAATTAATTTATCAATATTTTTCTTTTTTACTTTATACCTCAAAACACCCATCCATTGAATAGTGAATCTTTGTCTGGATTTATATCATCATTTGAATTACTTGTGTATTCTGGAAACAAAGATTGATTAAAACTCATATAATCAATAAATCTTCTTGTATAGTATTCTGCAATATCTCTATGTTTATCTACTAAATAATCTACTTCTTCTTTACTTACACTTTCACTATTTTCTGAAACGTGCTTACCCAAACCACCTGACTTTAAAGTATATGCTGCAAAAGGTAAATAATCTACCATAGCATAGTGTATAAGCATAGGTTGTATATATGTATTTACTAATGCCAAGTAATTTCCTGTCAGTGATGCACCTCCTGTGCCTAGTATATCTGTACTAATTTTGTTGTAAAGATCAGTTCCTAGATAGTTTCTAATATGTATCTCTTGTGCAATTTTAATATATCCAATAAAAGAATCAACATCTACTGACCCATCTATAATTGAGTTTCTTTTTAAATCTATTGGTTTTATAAATAATGCTGTTGCCATTTTCTATTTATTTACTTGGATATGCTCCATTATTAGCCATATCCTTTGGTGCTACTTTTGCTTTTTTATGTCCTGCTGGTGTTGGTTTATAACTTTTAGGTATGCTTTTTACCTCATCGTAATTTTGTATTTTCTTTTTCATTGTTTTAGATTTTAACCTATATAAAACCTCACTAAAAAAATGTCCACAATTAACTCCTCCCTTATATTTAAACAAATCATAAGCTCTGCCTTTATGACCAAAAGATTTATTTACACCAGCTCTACTTGCTTTGTCAATGTCCTCTACTCTATATACAACTCCTCGTCCACTTCTCGCCATCATAATTCTACAGAACATTCTTGAATTTCCTGATGAATATTTTTCGTTGTATTTATATCTTACTTTATATAGTGATTTATCTAAATAACTAAAACCACTTTTTTTACTATCAATACTTCTTTTTTCTAATTGTTGCTCTTTACTCTCTATGTTATTAGTAGCCCATTCTTCTATATCTTCGTTCTCCTCGCTTAACTCTCTTTCATCAACCTCTTCCCACCTATTAGATATTTTCTCTCCTCTAAGCTCGTCTAAAATAACATCAAACTCTTCGTCAGATAAATCATTTTTCTCATCTACATTACAACATACTTTTTCTTGTGATAATTTTACGCCTGTTTCTTCTTCTTTAGTTTCTTCATCTTCAACATTTTCTAAGTCTGTAAATTCTAGAGGTTGTAAAGTTTTAAAGTATAGTTTTAATGATATTTTATTATAAGCTAGTATTTGATCAAAAGCATCTATTAGTAAATGTTGGAAAGGCCTGATAACTGTATTATCCATTAGTGTACTTGCAGTCTTTAATTCATCTGCATTGTTTCCTAACCCTGTTTGGTCTTTAATACCTAACAACATAGGAGATACAACTCTATGAGATACTAATATTTTCTTTGTACTTTCTTCACTTAAAAACTGATATTGTTGATGTGCGTCTGATAATTGAACAGGCTCAATATTTGCTGCTGTTTCTGCATTGTCATTAAAACTTAAAATAAATTTTCCACTGTTTGAGCTACCAGTCCATTTTTGGTATATTCTTTGCTCTATCATCTCTCTCTCTTCCTCATTAGGAACACCATTATTAAAGTTTATAAGCATTGATGGAGACATACCATTTTCTATGTTGTTTAAATGGAAGTTTCCAATTTCTTCTTCTAGTTGTGAATACTGTAATCCACCTTGATAATCTACAGGACTATAATAATAGAATCCTGCCTTATAAGGTTTTATATATAATATCTCTATTGCTTCTTTACTTTGATTAAAAGCTGGTATTCTTTTAGCTTTACTAGTTGATTTGTAATTAGCCCAATCAGAAAAATAATAGTATGCTTCTATATCTCCATCATCGTTACATTTTTCAGCTCTTAATGTTTCTACTGGAAAATGTTCTATCTGTGCTATCTTCTTTCTGTCTTTACTATAAATAATTTGTATTGAGCATTGACCCATTAATTTTAAATCATAGCAAAGTTTTCTAACACATTCATTATTTAAAAGAGAAATCATCTGTGCATACTCTTCTGGTTTTTTATTAGAATCTGTAGCATCTAATCCTTTACCATATATCATAGCAGATATTGCGTTTATAACTGCATTATTAGTAGGACTTCCATTATACCTATCTATTAAATATTTAAAATAATCATTATCCTCGCCATATGCTATCCACTCTTTAGTTCTGTATTCAATTATTTTTGGTGTAGTGTAACTACTTAAATTTATTACTCTTAAATCGTTCATACTATTATATAATCGTTATCGTGTGATCCTGCTGTCTCATCAAAAGTGTACTCGTCTTTATTAATATCATAATAATTGTTGTTTTCTTGATTTATAGTTTGTGTTGTTACAAATATTTTATCTTTATATATTACGCCACTTGAATCATTAACCTTTAAATCATAAAACCTACCCTCTTTTAAAATACTATCGCCACTTGCATCAACATAGCCAGTACCTTGATTTGTAAAAGTTAAGTAATTATTATTAGAAAAACTTGTATTTATGTTAGTATAAGTATAGCTTTCATTCTCACTAGTGTCTCTGACAACAATATTACTTACTGCATTAAAAAGTCTAGGTATTATCTTAACACTCTGACCTGTTGCACTTGTTGTCATAATCTTCATACTTATATATCGAAATAAATCACTGATTTTGTATAGGTATAAAAAAAAAACCCCACTCTTAAAGAATGAGGTTTAATTTTAAAAATTAATAAGTGAGGAGAAACCTTAGGCGATATATTGTACTTTTATATAAGAAAGCTGATACTTTCTAACACCTCCCAACTATCAGGTTGGTTATTTTGTTATTTCTTTATGGGAAACTTTATCCCTTCCTTTGCTAATGTAAGCTGTCTATTATGTTTTAACTAAGATGTCGTACTTTTGACTATCTTCCCTTTGGTCGAGTAGGTCGTTAACCCTACACCTTTCTTAGTCTAATCCTTTTCAAACTTTCAGGTTCTCTTTCAACCTGTTTCACACTCTTGTTGTTTAACCTCGTATTAATTCCAACGAGCAGCAATTTTCCTTATTTAAATGAACGTATGTAATTATTAATCAATTACACTACGAATATATAACATTATTTTTAAATAATTAACAATTTTTAATAAAAACTTTACTTTTTTTTACTTTACCTCTGTAAAATATTTGAAAAAAACAAAAAAAAAGGGGGTAAAACCCCCCTCTTTTAATCTAAAACCATAATCTCTCCTAGTTTGGTGCAATAGGCGAACTAGCATCATCACTCGGTGCTGCTGCACAGAAGAATGGTGGTGCTGTTTCTTGAGCACTTACTACTAAAGTAAATCCTGATAAATCTCCCATTGCTGCTCCTGAAACTACAGTACCCCCAGTAACTTCGCAACCGTGTTCTTTTCCTAATAAGAAAGCATTGCCATTATAATCAACAACAACAACTTGAGGTCTGCCGTGAGCAATTAATTTAATCTGCTCTTGTGTAGCTTTGTCTAAGAATGTTAGTGTTAAGTTTAATGTACTTTCATAAAAAGTTGTACCATTTTCTCTTGAAGAATTTATGGCTGTTTCTAAGGACGAATTTCCTTTTAAATCATATCTGAAAAAATCAACTGAGCCATCTAGAGTAACTTCTCCATCAGCAGCAACAGTTAAATCTCTTGTTGCAGTTGAATAGTTAGAAAAGAAAATATATCTTAATCCACCTACACCTGATTTACAAGGTAAACTTCTTCCGTTTGTTATATTACAAGCCATATTTTTAATTTTTATAAAAAAAGGTAAGTAGGCTTTTACCCACCTACCCTTTTTATGTTAAACAATTATTAAGAATACAATACTATATCTGATCCGATACCGTGTTGTACTCCTGCACTTCCTCTTAGGACAACTCTTACATTTTGACTTCCGTCAATGTCAGCCATATCGATTAACTTAACTTCTTGCCAGTCATTTAAAAGACCTGTTCCGAAGAATAAGTTAGATGATTCAGCAGCAACCATTTTATCAGCACCTAATCCTTGTGCAACAAATAATGGAACACCTTGAAAGTTCATCTCTGTTTTACCAACGTGATACAATTCTCTATATCCTAAAGCAGCTTGTGCTTGAATATAAAATTTAGCAGCACTTGTTGGAAGATATATTTTTACATCTTCTTTTGAATAAACAGCACTTGGAATTGCATCAACTACTTTTCCTAATTCTGCAATTATGTTAGCAGCTGAAAGTGTAGTACCTGAAACATCAACGACGTCTCCGTCTGCTGCAAGTAATGCTTGAAATCCATTAAACTCTCCTGCGTTTGCAGTTGCACCTTGCCAAATGTTTTGCTCAGTTTTTTGAGCAACTTTAGCTGCAACTTGTGCAATTAAGAAATCAGAAAATCTCTTGGGTAAATTGTCATATTGACTGAACCCCATACTCTGAGCATCGAAATCTTGTCTGAAATCTTTTTTACATAACTGTAAGTTTACTTGAAACTCCTCAGGTTGTAAGATTCTTTCTGTTAATGTTACATTTGAAGTTGGATCAAAATCACAAGAAGCATCTTTTAAGATACTATCTAGTGCAAGTTTTTTGATAACTTCTTTATATTTAATATTGGGTTTAATTGAAACCCCACCTTGTGATAACGTTACTCCACTTAGTAAAGCTGCTGCGATATATTCTCCAGCAAATTCGCCCGCGTAAGTAGTTGTTATACTTGTTGTAGTAGCCATATCTTTTTTATTTATTTAATTATTATAATTCTCCAACTGAAATTGATGAAGCTGCGTTTCCATTTCCACTTAAGAAATAGCTAGTGCCGTCAGAATGTATTTCGATGTAATCTCCGATACTTTCTGCATCATCTTCAAATGTTACTCTATCCACTGCATCAGCTTCAACGATTGCTCCATTTACAATTACTCCACCATTAATAGTATCTCTACTATCTGCTGGCGATTGTACTACGAAGTCAGTTGAAAATGCTCCTGATACGATAAATTTTGCTTTCCACCCAGCACTTAGTGCAGGTAATGTTATTGTATAACCTGTTCCAGAAATTTTAAATACTTTTCCAGAGTCAGATAAATTTAATGATGCCGATGCTGAAACTAGTTCATAGTCATCGAAAATTCTCATTACATCATCGCTTATATGTGTTAATACTGCCATAATTTTTTATTTATTTATTTATTTACTATAGTTTCCATCACTCTGTCAAGAGTTGATTTTTTTCTGTTTTGTGCAAACTTAAACTTTGCTTCAAACTTATCTTCTTCTGGGCTGTGTTTAATTGGATCAGCAGCAGGTTTAGATAATTCTTCTGCAAGAATTTCTTCTTCTTTTGCTTCCTCATTTAAAACCTCAGTAACAGCAAGACTTACTTGTTCAGCAACTTGAGATGACATATCTTCTTTATTGCCAAGTTTTTCTATCATAGCTTTAATCTCGTCAATTTCTTTTGTAAATTCTTCTCTTGAGATATATTCAGCTTCAACTTCTTCTGAATCGTCCTCTATTACTTCTTCTTCTTCTTGTGCTTTAATTTCTTGGATTACTCCCTCTTCTTGCACAACAAGTACCCTTGAATCTTCAAGTTCATATTCTCCTACAGGAAGAGCAACTTTTTCGTCTTCCGTAAGAATAAAAACTTGTTTACCTGCTTCAAAAGACTCTGCTTCTAAAACAGTTCCATTTTCTAATTTGAGTTCTGCTAGTTTTATATCACTTAACTCAACTCCTAATAGATTTTTTACTTGATTTAACATTTCTGTAGCTTTCATAATTATATATCGTATTTAGTTAATGATTTTGTATTTTTATGTTACTCTTGTTATATTACCTATGCCCTGTGCGTGTAATTCGCCAGTACAACACTTAATAGAATAAGTTAATTTATCTTTACATAGACAAGCTCGTCTGTCTCCTTTTGGACTTGTATAGCTAGGTATATAATTTTTTGATGAAGAATATTTAGACATATTTATTTTATTGGTATACAGTTTGGCACTAATCTTCCGTTCTTTCTTTTCATTCCATATTGCTCATATCCTGCTGTACAAGGTTTTTTTAACTCGTGTTGTTCACAAGGCATATACCATATTTGATCTTCAAATTCGTGTTCGTGTATTCCTTCACAACCAATGTTATTTGCCATTTCTTCTGCTTTCTCTTTTGTCGAGTATGCTAGTCTATCGTCTATAACTGCATAATCATCATTTACTTTTATAGATGCAAGATCTATTGCTCCTAATTCTTTTAATTTAGATTCACTCCATCTTTTAGCTGCTAGGCCACCCCATAATAAATATGAAATAGTACCACAAGCCTCAGTATTACCTTTATCATAATATTCTTCAGCTCTTGATAAATAAGAGTACATTCTTTTTATTGTTTGTTCACTAATTGGTTTACCCTTTGCTAATTGCTGTGCCCTAATCTTGCCAACATCAGTTGCACATTTATTGTTTACTTTTTTATTTAAATCAATACCTCTTTTAGCATTGTTCTTTACTGCTTTTGGATAATCACTATAAGATTCCATTATCATTTTCTTTCCTTGCTTATATCTTTTATCATTTCTTATTATACCTTTTACTGTTGATAATAATTCTTCTGCTTCTTCTTCTTCTATCTTTGCTAAATCTTTAATAGTCGGGTCTTTTGGTCTTTCTGCTCTATCAGCAAAATATCCTTCAATACTAAATCCTTTTACTTTTCCTGTTTTTACAAACTCTTCCCAAACTTTATCATTGTTTACTTTTACAGCACCAACCCAAGTGCCGACTGGATATTTAAGACTATATAAAGCTGTCTTGTCTTTCTCTGTATCTTCAACTATCCAACTCTCAACTAATGAAAGGCCTTGTAAAGTATGTTTATGCTCTAGTGTTGAATTATTCTGATTGCCTTTCTGTAAATAAATTTGGGATGCTTTTCTTACTGTATCTCGTGAGAAGTATATATAATATTCATCTTCGCCACTTTTCCTGTATATAGGTTTGTTTGGAATGAGTAAAGCTCCCAACAGAATCTTTTTATCCTTATCAACTTCTGCGAGTTGTATAGCCTGTTCAGTTTTTAATGCTATAAAATCTTCTTCTATTGCTGGATTTTCTACTATGCTTATCGCCTCGATTCCAGTTAAATCCTCGTTCTCGTCTAAGATTAATTCAACTATCTTCATAATTATATATCGTTTTAATTTGTCTATTTTGTTTATCCTATACTACTTTCTTGTACTATGTTTCTTTCTAGGCTTTGTGCTGTTGTTACATCTCCTGCAACTACAAATGCTTTTACAGGTTGATTTGTTTGTTGTGATATTGTTTGTGCTAATTGATTCTGTGGATCACTACCTACTAAATTAAATGATGGTGCTTGAGGTGCTGCTCCACCACCACTTACTCCACCACCACCAGACATTCTTCCCCCTACTGATGTCTGTGGAATCTTAACAGCTAAAATAGATTTAACATTCTTCAAACCATTAGACAATATAGCTGCTGCGTTTATAAATTTAAGTGCTGTTTCAAAAGGTGTTACAGTAGTTGCTGCTAATGCATCAGATACACCACGATATGTGTTAATTGTTGCTGCTGCAATTGCAAATGCTTTTCCAGCTTTTGTCTCTTCTCCTGCTATTCCTGATAATTGACCTAAAGCCTTTTCTGTTTGAGCAAATATTTTAGCTTTAGCATCTCCTTCTGCTTTTGCTACTGCTACTTTTGCATCACTATTTTCTTTTTCTATTCTTGTTTCTTCATCTTCAATTTCTTTTTTTCTTTTAAAGTTTGTTTGCCTTGACTGTTCCGTAAACTCATCAAGAGCTATTTGAGCATCAATTTTAGCTTGTGTTCCATCTGCTGCTTCATCTATTATTGCTTGTAACCTAATAGATTGCATTTCTTGTTCCTCTGCATCTATTTCTTTTTGTTTATTTAATCTTTGTAAATTATTTTCTATTTGTTCTGCATTAAATCTTTTTTGTTCTATTGATAAATTTGCTGCACTTTCAATTCTTGTGTTTTCTGAATCAGTAAGTTCTTTATTTAAAGCAATTTCATTGATTTTTTGCTCTGACATAAAGCCTGTTACCTGTGCCTCTATCGCTGCTTTCTCTGCTATTGCTTCTTTTAATCTTAACTGTGCATCTATGTTGTCTTCATTACCTTCCAAAGCTAATCTTGCTGCACTAACTTCTATTTCAGCATTACGTTTCATTACTTTAGCTTGATCTTCTAAAGTTTTTTTCAGGTTATCATTAGCTTCAATTCTTTTTGCTATACTTAAAGTAGTATCGTCTCTAACTTGTCGTAAACCTTCTGCTTCTCTATCAAATTGTTCAAGAAGTATTCTGTTTTGTGCTGCTGCTAATTTAGATTGTTTTTCAAGTTCAACTAAACTTGTAGCTGTATCTAAAACAGATTCAGCATAGTCAGTTGTAGCTTCTGCTACTTTTGTAACTGTTTCTACTGTTTTATCAAAAGTGTTGTCTATACCTGTCAATGTATCTATATATTCTTTACCAGCACTTTTCGCATCGTCTAAAGCTCCAGCAAAATCGCCTTGAAAAACTTTTTTTATTGCACTTGCTAGAAATCCTATTGAATCAATAGCTGAATTAAATCTTTCTATTATATTGTTTTTAATTGCACGACCTAAACTTTTTAAAGATTCTACTGGGTCTTCAAATATTGCTTTGAAAGAATCAGTAACTCCACCAACATTATCTAAAACAAAATTAATAAAGTCTTGAAAGACAATAGCCGCAGCTTCAAAAGCAACATTAAAACCATCAGCGACCCTTTGGTTTTTACCTAACGCTTCTGTGAGTTTTGCAAATGCTGCTAATATTAGACCAATACCAAGTGCTTTTAAAGCAGTACCAATTTTTCTAACACCACCTGCTGTAGTTGCTGACGCTTTTTCAACACCTTTTAATCCTTTTTCTGTTTGTTCATTAGTATTTTGAACTTCTTTATTAAGGCCTTGTATTTCTTTTTTTAAATCATCAACTTCTCTTGTTGCTGCTCCTGTCTTGACTGTAAAATCAACTATTATTTGTTTTGCCATTTTATCTCGTTTTTAATTTGTTTAAATGTTCTTTTAAAAGTTTTAGGCAATTCGTTTTTACCCTGTGCTATTCTTATATTCTCAGTTTCGCCATTTGCAAACTCTAATAATTGTAATATGTTCTGTATCATACGTTCTTTAATTTATTTAATAATTCTAAACTACTCTCTCCTGTCTGTAAATTTGTATTTATCTTATTAATAATAAACTCCTCGTTACTAATAATTAAAGTATCACTCAATTTATATTGTAATAAAAAACTTTGTGGCAAGATGGCCTTCACTTTTACTAATCTTCTATTGTAACTAAATATGTCGCTTATATATTCTCTGTAATAAGTTTTAAATAAAGTATTGCTGTCTATATTAGGTATAAAAGGATCAACCTCTGTACTAAAGTTTATTGTTTGACTTTCTGTAACTGTTGTATATGTTATTGTAATATTACTTATACTATCAAAGTTGCTTGTAATAACAACGCTATTAGTAATTATATTATTTATAGTTGTATTCGCACCATCACTCACACTAACTGTTTGAGTTGCACCATTAGAATCAAAATAACTAAAAGTAACAGCACTTGATTCTGCACCTGCTACAGCTATATTTACATTTGATGTACCTTGTTCAAAATTAGTTGCTCTATTTATTGTTGATACATTTGCTGGAGTGCCT